CGTAGAGCACGGACTTAAAACAGAAATGACTGAATCCTTCTTAAGTGGGATGAAGTCACTATTTGAAGATCATTATGTATCAATCCCTGATGAGAAATATGATGTTGTCTCTACTATGGTAGAGAAATTAGATGAGATGGAGACTAAACTCAACGAGCAGATTGAGAAGAACGTTTCTCTGAACAAGAGACTCAGTGAGTCTGTTTCAGACGTAATTCTCGCAGACGTTTCTGAAGGCCTAGCCGCTACAGAAAAAGAGAAGCTCGCTTCACTTGCCGAAGGTGTTGAGTTTGAGAGTGAAGAGTCTTATAAAGAGAAGCTAACAACACTGAGAGAATCTTATTTCTCTGACAAAAAGGTAGCTACTCAAGCTTCATCTGCTGATACTCTTATGGAATCCGCTGATGGTGAAGTTGCTGCTGAGGCAGTACCCGCAACCATGGAATCCTACATGAGCTTGCTCGGCAAAATGAAGAGCTGAATTTAATATTATCAAACTATAAACCTTTAGGTAACTACTAATGTTCCAATCAGAGCATCTAGTAGAGAAGTGGAAGCCCCTTCTAGACCATGATGGAGGTATCGAAGATGCCCATCGTAGAAGCGTAACCGCAGTTCTGCTAGAAAACCAAGAGAAATTCCTCAAAGAGGAACAGGCGTTCAACTCAGGTCAGAACCTGATGGAGAACCCTACCAACCACGCTAACGTCGCTGGCGCTCAGGGTGGATTTGGTACAGCCGGAACCAACGCATTAGGAAATGCTGGTTTCGACCCCGTATTGATTAGTCTAATACGTCGCTCAATGCCTAACCTAGTCGCTTACGACTTGGCTGGTGTTCAACCAATGAGTGGACCTACTGGACTTATCTTCGCAATGCGTTCACGCTACACTAGCATGGACGGAACCGAGACATTCTACGATGAAGTAGATACAACGTTCTCAGGACTTGCAACTGACGCAAGTAAGAACACTCTTACTCGCGCTCACGAAGAAGTATCTGCTGGTATTGGTACTACTATCCAGTCCGGTAGCAACCCTTCAGTTCTTAACCCAACAGCAACCGCTACTAACAGTGACTACACTGTTGGACAGGGTATGCCTACAGGTGACGCCGAGCAATTAGGCGACGGAACTGGCTGGGGCTTCAACGAGATGGCATTCTCGATAGAGAAAGTCACCGTTACTGCGAAGTCACGTGCCCTCAAGGCTGAGTACTCACTTGAGCTTGCTCAGGACTTGAAAGCAATCCATGGATTGAATGCTGAGGCAGAACTTGCCAACATTCTTTCTACTGAGATTCTTGCTGAGATTAACCGCGAGGTTATTCGTACCATCTATAAGACTGCCGAGCAAGGCGCTGTCGCTAACACAGCAACTGCTGGAGTATTCGACTTAGACATCGACTCCAACGGTAGATGGTCAGTTGAGAAGTTCAAGGGACTTCTGTTCCAGATTGAGCGCGATGCTAACGCTGTTGCACAGAGAACTCGTCGTGGAAAGGGTAACATCATCCTGACTTCTGCAGACGTTGCTTCTGCACTAACCATGGCTGGTGTACTAGACTACACTCCTGCACTCAACGCTAACCTTAACGTTGATGACACTGGTAATACCTTCGCTGGTACTATCAATGGTAAGTACAAGGTATACATCGACCCATATTCTGCTAACCTAACTGCTGCTAACGCTGCAAATGGTAACCAGTACTATGTTGTCGGTTACAAAGGTACCTCACCTTATGACGCCGGACTGTTTTACTGCCCATACGTTCCACTACAGATGGTACGTGCAGTTGGAGAGAACACCTTCCAGCCTAAAATCGGCTTTAAGACTCGCTACGGTATGGTTTCAAACCCATTCGCAGAGGGTAAGACAAAAGGAGAAGGACGCCTTAAGATTAATAGCAACCGCTACTATCGTCGCGTCGGTGTTAAGAACCTCATGTGATTCATATTTCACATACTTTATCAAGAGAGTCCTTCGGGGCTCTCTTTTTTTGTCTAAATAAATACGGAGACCTGCGTTCTACCATGTTCTGTAAAAATAAGATGAGTCTAGAAGACCGTCAAAAATTTAAACTAAAGATGCTTCATCGATATGAGGATGCATTAGAGGTAAGACTGGCTGGAATAAAAGCTGCAAAAGAAAAACTTGAAGAACAGATGAACCGAGATGGCAACGAGTAATCCATTTGAAAAACAGATTCAGAATAGAAATTATCTGTCTCCTATTGGGTTTAGGTTTTCATTAACCAAAGCTCCTAAGGTGAGTTTCTTTAGTAACTCAGCACAGATTCCTGGTCTTACTATTGCTCCTGCTTTACAACCAAGTTACTTGAAAGATGTTCCTCAAGTAGGTGATAAGATAGATTTTCAAGATTTTACTTTGAGATTTTTAATTGATGAGAATCTTGAGAACTATATGCAGATACAAAATTGGATGCGTGGTATTGCATTCCCAGATAGTCTTGCAGAAGTTTATAATTTATGGGGTGGTAAAGCAAATTTCCCCGATGCTGATAGAAAAAATCCAGATAATTTAACGAGTGATGGTACATTAATGGTACTAGACTCTACCCAAAATCCCCAATTTATGGTAAAATTTAATGATATGTGGCCTTCTGATTTAACAACACTTCAGTTTGATGCTACACCAGGTGATGTTGATTACTTCACTGCAGAAGTAACATTCCAATATACAATTTATGAAATCGTTAACAACCAGGGTCAGCCAATGTGAATCTTGAAACTATACAAAGTATGTGGGAGAAAGACTCACAGATTGATCCAGATAATCTTCATACAGAATCATTAAAGGTACCAGCATTACATGCTAAGTATCATGAGATGTTTAATAACTTCTTATTGCTGAGGAAGAAAGCAGAACAGCAAAGGAAGAATATAAGACATGAAAGATATGAATACTATTCTGGTAAAGCAGATCCAGAAGTGTATGAGAAAGATCCCTTTGGAAAGAAGATAAGGGATAAGGATACTATGACCAAGTATCTTGATGCAGACGAGAAGTTGAAGGAAATAAACCTCAAGATTGACTACTATGAAACTCTCCTAAATTATATTGAGAGCATCCTAAAACAGATAAGTAATCGAACTTATCAGATTAAGAATGCAATCGAGTGGCAGAAATTCATTGCTGGTTATGGTTGATCTTGAAATTGAGAAGAAGAATGAAGTCTTTCTTAGAGTTAGGGCAGAGCCGCATATCTATCAGGAACTATCAGACCACTTTACGTTTGAGGTTCCAGGCGCCAAGTTCATGCCACAGTATCGCAATCGACACTGGGATGGGAAGATTCGTCTTTTCTCTACCGCTACAGGAGAAATATACGTTGGTTTATTAGATAAGGTTGCTCAGTTTTGTAAGCAATATAATTACGATTATAAGTTTCTAGATAACAAATATTTTGGACCTCCATTCGAAATCGATGAGATGATATCGAAGGAGGGTGTTAAAGATTATATGCAATCTATAAGTCGTCACAGTCCACGTGAATACCAGATAGAGGGAGTGTACGACGCTTTAAAACATCAAAGAAGATTATTAGTATCACCAACTGCTTCTGGAAAATCACTGATGATTTATTCTCTAGTGAGGTACTATACAGATAAAGGACAAAGAAGTCTTGTAGTTGTCCCAACGACAAGTCTCGTAGAGCAGATGTATAAAGATTTCGAAGAGTACGGTTGGGATGCAGAACTAAACTGTCACAAAATATACGCAGGCCGAGAGAAGGAGACATCATGTCCAGTCACCATTACAACGTGGCAATCTATCTATAAACTTCCTAGGAAGTTCTTTGAGCAGTTTAATGTTGTAGTAGGAGATGAAGCACACCAATTCAAATCCAAATCATTAGTTAATATTATGACTAAACTCCATACTGCAAAGTATAGGTTTGGTTTTACTGGTACATTGGATGGAACTCAAACTCATAAGTGGGTATTAGAAGGATTGTTTGGCCCTGCATATAAGGTGACTAGAACTAAGGAGTTGATGGAGAAGGGTCAATTAGCAAAACTCGACATTACATGTCTCGTTTTAAAACATCCACCACAGAAGTTTGAAACCTATGAAGATGAAATACAATACCTTATTCAACATGAACAAAGAAATAAATTTTTATGTAATCTAGCATTAGATCAAAAAGGAAATACCCTAGTACTTTACAGTAGGGTTGAGTCTCATGGTGAAATATTGTATAATATAATAAATAATAATAAGTCAGCAAATCGTAAAGTATTTTTTATACACGGTGGTGTCGCTGCTGATGAAAGAGAAAACGTTAGGTCAATTACTGAAAATGAAAAAAATGCAATCATTGTGGCGTCCTATGGGACTTTTAGCACTGGTATTAACATTAAGCTCTTGCACAACGTTATTTTTGCCAGCCCCTCCAAGTCCAGAGTTAGAAACCTCCAATCCATTGGTAGAGTCCTTAGAAAAGGAAGAGGCAAAGTAAAAGCAATGCTGTATGATATTGCGGATGACTGTACCCATCAGTCCCGCAAGAATTATACATTAAATCATTTAATAGAACGTATCAAAACCTACAACGAAGAACAATTCAATTATGAAATAATCTCAATCAAACTAAGGAAATAATGGAAGACGATTTTTATGCATCATTAAAATTAATCTCAGGCGAAGAAGTCTTCGCGAAAGTTGCTGCATGCGACGAAGACAATAGAACATTATTGTTATTACACAGTCCTGTTTTAGTTCAGCGTATTAGTCTACCAGGAAGTAGTATTTGTGCCGGTTATAAAGTAGAACCTTGGATGAAGACAAATGAAGAAGATATGTTTGTCTTAGATATGAAAAATATAATGACTATGGTTGAATGCCATGATATGGAAATG